GGATGACTTACCTTAACTGTTACGAACAAGATGAACTTGAAGAATGGTTAGACAAAGTAGAGGATTTAGCCTATGCTGAGGATGATGATGATGATTATGATCTCAAAGTAATGTTTTACCCTGAGGAGTTATGATTATGTGTCGCCTTATTATGTTTCTCATCCCATTCACCCTAAGTTATGCTATCGTCTCCAGTGTTGGCACAGAGGGCAATCATTATCGTGCCCCTGATTCTATTGGTGTGTCTGATCAAGGTTTACAGAAACCTAATGTTAACTAAGTAATGGCAAGTTCCTTAAAGCAACAGGTAAGGGCTGCCATCAAACGTGGTGATACAGAACTAGCTCTTGAGTTATTAAAGTCCCTTGAAAATCCAAAGCCACCAAATCCACAAAGGGTATCTTATTTGAATCGTCCTTATTACAATTCTAAGTTACGCTACGAAACATGAGCACCGCAGCAAAGAACAGGGAACCTAACTTTGGAGAGTTCCCACCAGAGATCAAACGTCTCATCACTCAGATTAAGGATTATGGATCAGACACGCTTGATGATTTACAACGGATGCTTGTTGTTCAGATCTTCCGAACAGCAGCAATGACAACAGAGCCAAGAATTATCTGGATTCGAAATAAGATTCAGGAGGCACATCTTGAGTATTGTTTTCGGTTACCAGCATTGAGGCGAAGTAAATGATTATTCCTTGGTCCTATTGGTTTACTGATGGGGCTTCTGGCTGTGTTATGGCGGGAAATAAAACAACTGCCATCATGACCATCTTAGAACTTAACCCATCAGAATCAGTCAACAATCTTTCCCTTCATAGAGCACCTGAATGGACTTCGAATCCGCCTTACGAATCACAAGCCGCCAACATTTGCCCCACCCAGAGGAGTTAGCTACTCACCTGAGTGAGGTATTGACGTGGAGGCAACTTAGAAAACTAGCTAAGCGCAACCATATAAAGCAATACAGTTACCTAAATAAAAAGGGGTTAGCTACTGTTCTTGCTTATCAAGCCTTTAATAAGGCATCACGTTACCCACAGATTTATGGCCTACAAACAGTATCGGGAAACTAAGTACGAAACACAACTCTATGGGTTGTTGCATTGTTCTTTGGATAGGTTAATTGATCTTGGGTCTAGGTTAGAGGCACATGGGGATGTGTTAGCTACCCATGAAAAGGACATGGAAACAGGAGAGATCACTGAACTTCCTGATGTCCACCCTGAGGAGTTACTTATGGCACAATTAGGGGTTGATGGTGCTGAGGAGGAGATTGAAGCAACACAAGAATTAGTTAAGATTGTGTCAAGGATAATGATTATTCGTAATGCTAGGGACATTATTCAATCATCGCAAGCATCCTAATTTATGGCAACAACTGAGCAACTCGCCCGCCAATTACAGCGAGAACTTGATGCCCGCAGTGAGGCAATCAAACGCCTAAGGGAACGGACACGAATGGCAGAGGAGAGGCAGTATGCTAGCTCCACTGTTTATGGGTCAGCCTTTATCAACAAGGGGCTTGAGCTTATTACTAATGAGATCAGTGATAAGTTACATCGAGTGAGCCAAGGTTGGGTTCAGGAGAAGGCTCAGGCCGTATTGCCTATCAAGGATTGCGATCCTGCTGTATTGGCATTGATCACAGCAAAGGGTGTGATTGATATTCTTGGGGTGAGAAGAATTGAACGCCTCACCTATCAAGCAGCCACCACCCACATAGGCACACTTGTCTATCATCAGATTATGTTGGATCAGTTTTGCAACAAGCATCCTGATCTATTTAATAAGACACGGCTTCATATCCACGACCACAAAGGGTATTCCTACAAGGTTCAGCGTTATCGGGCGGTGATGCGGAGGAATGATGTTGAGCCATTGCGGTGGCCAGCAAGCGTCAGGCACCTCGTCGGTGGGTGGTTGTTGAATCGTCTTGCTGTGTCTACCGGGTGGGTGGCCACCAGAATGACCGCCAAGGGGCCTAATGACCGGGTGACCTACCTGACCTACCAACCTGAGTTCATAGAGGCCAGGATGGCGCTCCTAGCGCAGGCTGAGGCGTTTGCTGGGTGTATGTGGCCCATGCTGTGTGAGCCGAACGACTGGACGGAGGACTTCAAAGGGGGTTATCTCACGAACGACCTGAGGAAGCTGACAAGGCTGATCAGGACTAGGATTCCAAGAAGGTGCCTATTATTACAGGACAGCAAGGCTCTCGTCATGCTGAACCTGCTCCAGAAGGTGCCCTACCGGATCAACCATAGGGTTCTTGAGCTGGCCAACTTCTGTATGGAACACCGCATCACTGTGGGTAAGTTTCGAGCGGAGGAACCAACACCTCCACCGCCAAAGCCAGAGCCATGGGAGACTGCCTCGGAAGAGGACAAGCTTTCCTATCGGAGAATGAGAACTGAGATTGAAGATCAGAACTCAGCCCTGGCGCAGAAGAATTACAGGACAACTGAAGCCCTGTATGTAGCTAACAAATACAAGAAAGATACCTTCTGGATTCCTTGGTCGTTTGACTTCCGAGGAAGGGTATATCCAATTCCCACAAGCCTCAGTCCTCAAGGAACAGACTTCGACAAGAGTCTTATTTACTTTATGGAAGAGGGACCAGTTAATGAGTGGTGGTTAGCCTTTCAGGTTGCTACTACTTATGGACTGGACAAGGCTCCTATGAATGAAAGAATAACATGGGTCAATAATAACCATGAATTCTTGAGTCGAATTGCTGATGATCCTGAGGGAACAATCTCTGAGTGGTCAACAGTGGAGGAACCTTGGTGTTTTATTGCTGCTGTGTTGGAGTATGATCAATGTGTCATCAAGGGAACTAAGAAGACTTCTGGTCTTCCTGTGTCTGTTGATGCTACTTGTTCTGGTCTACAACATTTGTCAGCATTGGCATTGGATCGGACTGCTGCTGAAATGGTTAATGTTGTTCCCACTGACAAACCTTCTGACGGGTATAAGATTGTCGCGGAGAAGGCTAAGGAAATTCTTCCTAAGCATCTTCATCCGTTAATAACAAGAAAGGTAACAAAGAGAACTGTTATGACGACTCCTTATGGTGTCACAGAAAACAGTGCTCGTGATTACATCCGTCAGGAACTCAAGGGCATTGAACTTGAGAAGGGTGAGTTACAAAAGATAGTTAAGGCTATCTACCGTTATGGTGTGAGGAAAGTATTTGATGGTCCTTGTCGATCAATGGAGTTTATCCAGAAGGTTGCTGGAGAACGCATCAAATCAGGAGCAACAACACTTGAGTGGGTCACTCCGTCTGGATTCCCAGTTGTTCAGGAGTATCGACGCAACGAAGCAGAAACTATTAACACCAAACTGCTTGGTCAACGAGTTCGATGTGAACTTCTGAAGGATTGGGAAGAAAGAACAATTGATCTACAAAAGGCAAAGACAGCAGCCAGCCCAAATCTTATTCACAGCCTGGATGCAGCCCTGCTTCATCTTGTATTTGCGGAATGGTGTGCCCCATTTACAGTGATACATGACTGTGTGCTTGGTCGTTCCTGCGACATGGACGACATGGGCAGTGCGATCAGGGACAAGTTCATCGAGATCTACTCACAGCCGATTCTTAAGGATTGGTCCACACAGTTGGGGGTTGACTTTGATGAGAGTGTCATGTTGAATACCCTTGACATCAATGATGTCCAACAATCCGCTTACTTCTTTTGCTGATGGATTATTTGATTGATGACGTTGCCAAGCGTCTGGGCATTCACCCCTCCGTAGTGGAAAACTATGAAGAGGAGTGGCAAGCACAGCAGACCAATGAAGATGACGATTTCATTACCGAATCCTTCACTGACTTCATTTGTCGCACCTTTGCTGAATGTAGCTTTCTTATGACAGCTCTGGAAGGAGAGGATGCAGTAGGTTGTCTTGAGTCTTATGACGAGGCATACAACAACATTGAGAACATCCTCCTTAATGACTGACACCGATTCCATGTTGATGGATTTTATTATTCCATCTGATGCTTATGCCCTTGAGTTGGCTGAGCAATTCAACATTGAGTATGGATTACGTTGGGTGCCTGAGTACGTCCAGTATTTGGCTACCAAGTGTGATCTACTCTTGGATGACAATCTGATTGATCATCTTTCCCTATTCGCTACCCACGAACAAATCACCAACAATGTCTGACACCCGCTTTATTATCACCACAAGCCTCGAAGGCTACATCAACGCACTGGTTCCTTCTGGTAAGTTCAACAACTGCACCATTGGGTTCCGTATTCCTGAGGAGGAATTGTCTAAGTTCGATGCTGCGTATGAGCAGGCCCTTGAGTGGGGCAAGAACAAGATGGCAGGGAAACGGTTCTCTGCTGAACTCCCAAAGTGGGATGAAAATGGTTACGTCAAGGTTTCGTATGGCGGGGAAAGCACCTCGCCTATGTTCCCTTGGGTTGACACCGATGGTGTGCCTATTGATCTTGATACTCAGATCTGGAAGGGCACTGTTGTTAAACTGATCATCGACCTTAAGCCTTATGTCTTCGGACCGAAAGTTGGCTGTTCCCTCAAGGTACGAGGAGCACAGATTCTCAAGCTGGTTAGCGGGGGAGGTTCTGATAGCGGCGGCCTTGATGAAGATAGTGTGGCGGCGCTCTTTGGTAAGACAGAAGGTTTTAAATCTGGTAGCCCCAGTTTTGAACCTGCTGAAGATCCAGGCCAGGGCCCGGTAGGTTACGATGAAGACGACGTTCCCTTCTGATCATGGATAAGTACGCCATTCTTGAACGAATTGCTGACCTTGAGGAGGAGCTGTTGATGTATGATTATACCGAACCCAAACGGTATGAGATTGATCGTCAGATCCAGAACCTTGAGGACTGGTTAGAAGATCTTAGGGTACGTTAATGACTGTTTACCGTAGCCGCCTCGAAGAGAAGTTGGCGCGGTGGTTCGAACTGAATGGGCACCAGTTTGAATATGAAACGCTCAAGTTAAACTACACATTGTCAGCAGTTTATACTCCTGACTTTATCTTGCCCAATGGAGTTATATTGGAAGCCAAAGGTTATTTCAAACCAGAAGATCGAAGGAAGATGCTTGCCGTAAAGAAGCAGCATCCTAAGCTTGATATTCGATTGGTCTTCCAAGCTCCAGGTAATACGCTCACAAAGACCAGCAAAACTACCTACGCCAAGTGGGCAGAGAAGAATGGTTTTTTGTGGGCACCATCTCACGCTATTCCACTTGATTGGTTCGATGAAAACTAAAGAAGATATTCTCGCCACTCTTGGTGAGCATTTTTCTGAGACTCTGGTTACATGTATTGATTACATCCACACAAAGGATGTTAGCCCTGAGGATGTTGCCAAGGTAATCGTTGATGAACTTGATGATTGGTTGGCATACCACGCATCCATGACTAATGCTGCTGAGGCAATCCGACATGCGCTCCGAGAGCGAGTTTCTTAGGCACGAACCATGTCCTAGTTGTGGTAGTAGTGATGCCCTTGCTCGTTATACTGACGGACACGGGCATTGCTTTTCCTGCCTCCACTATGAACATGGTGACGACACCACACCGCTGCCCACCACCACAAACAAAAGGCTCATGGACTTTACTGGGGACTTTGTTCCTCTCAAGGGTAGAAACCTAAGGGAAGATACCTTAAAGAAGTTCAACGTTCGGTATGACCACGACACTAAAACCATTAGGTTCCCTTATTACTCACAGGCTGGCCAGTTGGTTGGATTCAAGAGTAGGGACACCGACAAGGACTTTAGGTGGACGGGTAAGAACGACGATCATGCCCTGTTTGGACAACAACTATGGGGTCGTGGCAAGGAGATTGTTATCACTGAGGGTGAGTTAGATTGCCTGAGTGTGTTTCAACTCCGCCCCACCTGGCCGGTAGTTAGCCTTCCAAACGGCGCTGCTGGTGCCAAGAAGGCCCTCCAACACCAGTTAAAGTGGCTGATGGGGTTTGAATCAATCATCCTGTTCTTTGACAGTGACGAGGCCGGACAGCAGGCAGCACAAGACTGTGCCAGCTTGTTCCCCCATGATCGGTTGTTTATCGCACGACTTGATTCCTACAAGGATGCTAATGAAGCTCTCATCGCAAAAGACTATGAGGCAATCACCTCCGCAATCCTCTGGAACAAGAAGCCATATTCACCGCGAACCGTTATCGACGGAAGAGACCTATTCACTCTCGCCACTCGCCCACTTCATGGTAGGGATGCTAATTGGCCCTTTACTGCTCTTGACAGCATCACTAGTGGTCTTCGAAAAGGGGAACTCGTCACGATCACAGCAGGGTCAGGGGTTGGTAAATCCACCTTCTGTGGTGAGATAGCCCAGGCTCTTGTTGATCAGGGTGAGAAGGTTGGTTACATTGCCCTTGAGGAAAGTCTTCAACGGACTGCCCTTAGGTTGATGTCGGTCAAAGCCAATAAACCCCTTCATCTAAACAATGAACTGCCTGAGGAAGATCTTAAAAGGGCTTTTGATGCTTCTCTTGGCACCGGCTCAGTATATCTGCGTGATGGCTTTGGGTCTGTGGATCCTGATAGCATTCTCAGCGATTGTCGTTTTATGGCCCTTGCAAAGGAAGTGGGATGGATTATATTGGACCACCTATCTATTCTTATGTCGGGTAATGAAAGTCATGACGAACGTAAGCTTATAGACGTAACGATGACCAAGCTTCGTTCCTTTGTGGAGGAGACTGGTATTGGTATGCTTCTGATCAGCCACCTAAAGCGCCCACAAGGCGACAAGGGACACGAGGATGGCCAACAGGTTAGCCTTGGGCAACTTAGGGGGTCTCACTCGATTGTCCAGCTATCCGACATGGTGATCGCTCTTGAGCGTAACCTCTCTGCTGGAGACAACATGGCCAACATCCGTGTGCTGAAGAACCGTTTCAACGGGCAAACAGGACAGGCTGGAACCATCACATTCAACGGATCTACTGGTAGAATGACCGAAGATCTCTCAACCGCCTTCAAACCAACACCGAGTTATGATGACGACGACCCCTATGGATTCTGAGGAAGTATGTGTTGTTTGCAACTCCACCAAATTCTTTTACAGTGAGATGATTACTGGTGGTTGGTTCTGCGAAGAATGCGGCACACCATCCGCCAAGACACAAGAACTTCTCGACCGGGAAGAACCCGGAAACTGGTCATGACTAACCAACACCCCATCACCCCACCGCCGGAGCTGGTAGAGCAGTGGATGGCCGAGTTATACGGCACACCCATTGTGCCAGGCGAGGCTTGCACTGACCTTGCCGCACGCGCTGCCCAGTGGGGCGCTGATCAGGAGCTAATCGCCTGTGGAAATTATCTCAAACAGTGCGCTGCGTGGGAGGAAGAAGATGTGATTGAGTTCTATAACTATCGCCGCCCCAAGCCGCCGAGCTTGAAAGAGCAGGCACTGAAAGCGTTGAAGCACGCACCAGGACCGGACTACCCAAACCCCATCACACTGCTTACTGCTGATGAACACGCACTAATCCGCCGCGCACTGGAGGCCCTCGATGACTGATTACCGCGCACTGTGCGCACGCATGGCTGATGAGCTGGATCATTACCGCCAGCTCTTGATGGATGATCGCCGCGAAACTCATGCGTTGGCGACCGAAGCCCGCGCCGCATTGGCGCAGCCCGAGCCGGTGGCGCCGACGGATGAGGAGATCATGGAGCTGATGCCCCAGCAAATGCGTGATGACCTAGCCACCGCAGCCCGCGCTCTGTCTGACTTCGCCGGCCCCAAAGCCTCTACCGTTCGTCGCATCATCCTCAACCGCCACGCCGTAGACCACGCCCGCGCCGTCCTTGCTAAATGGGGGAAGCCATGACTGAACTCTCCCCCGCGCAGGCAGTGCTATGCGCCTACAGGGACTTGTCTTGGACGCCCGACGAGGAAGACAACAGCAGGTACTACAAGTTTTCACACAAGGCTGGCATGGCCGCCGCCCTGCGAGCTGCTGCTGATCAGGTGGTGCCACCTTTTATTAATCGTCCATCTACAAGAACTGGATTTGTAAAACTTAATATTAGGAATCGACTTCAATCTCTAGCCGACCAGTTGGAGGGACGCGATGCGACTACTCTTTGACATTGAAACCAACGGTCTGCCCCGTCAGGGGCTTGATCACATCCACTGTATCGTTATCAAAGACATTGATACCGAACAAACCCTCCGCTTTAATGACACTGGTCTTAGTGACTCTGTAACCAATGGTATTACCCTTCTCCAAGAGGCTGATGTTCTCATCGGTCATAATATTGTTGGCTTTGACATACCCGTTATTGAAAGCATCTACCCGTTCTTCAAAACCAAAGCCGCCCTATTCGACACGTTGATCCTTAGCAGGATGTTCTTTCCCGACATCCTAAACAGGGACTTCCGTAAGAAGCCAATCGGAATGCCAACAAAGTTATTCGGTAGGCATTCTCTTGAATCTTGGGGTTATCGTCTTGGTGATTACAAGGGTGAGTTTGGTAAGCAAACGGACTGGGCTTCCTGGTCCCAAGAGATGGAAGACTATTGTGAGCAAGACGTTCACGTTGTCGGATCACTCTTCAAGTTATTTGAGGGCAAGGGAATTGCCGACTACGAAGATTCCATTCGCCTTGAACATAACCTAGCCACGATCATGGCTAAGCAGGAAGTATCCGGCTGGCCCTTTGATGTTGTTGCGGCTCAGAAGTTGGAAGCCACTCTCCGAACAGAGATGGACCAACTAGCAGACAAGATGCGGGAAACGTTTCCGTATGTTGACGGGGGACAGATGATTCCCAAACGTCCCAACCAAACCCGTGGCTACATCAAGGATGCTGCCTTCACCAAACTCAAAGAGTTCAATCCCACAAGCCGCGACCACATCGGTTGGGCATTCATGACTTGGAGGGGCTGGAAACCAGAAGTCTTTACTGACACTGGCCGCCCAAAGATTGATGAAGGCATCCTTATGGGTATCGACACTCAGGAATCCCTGATCTTTGCCCGTATCCTTGAACTACAAAAGGCCCTTGGACAACTGTCTGATGGTGCTAATGCTTGGCTCAAAGTTGTTACCCGCAATGGACGAATCCACCATGTCTGTCAACTCGCTACCAACACAGGCCGTAATGCCCATTCCCGCCCAAACCTTGGGCAGACGAGCAGTGATCCGCGTTGTCGGGCGTTGTTCCTGCCGGGTGAAGGCATGTCTCAAGTGGGTGCGGATGCTTCTGGCTTGGAACTTCGTATGCTCGGTCATTATCTTTCTTATTTTGATGGAGGGTCTTTTGCTGACGTTGTTGTCAATGGGGACATTCATCAACAGAATGCTGATCGAGTTGGCTGCTCACGCAAGGACGTTAAGACCTTGACGTATGCCTTTATCTACGGAGCATCTGATAAGAAGATCGGGTACTCCTTGGATAAATCCCTTGATGATAAGAAGGCAGTCGTTCTCGGTAAGGAGATCAGAAGAAAGTTTCTTGAGGCCATCCCTGGTCTGGAGGGACTCCTGACTGCTGTCAACAAGAAAGCTGAGGGTGATGTGCTCAAGGGCCTTGATGGGCGCCCCATCCGCCTTCAGGGGAAGAAACACGCTGCCCTCAACTACCTCCTTCAAAGTGCTGGGGCCATTGTTTGTAAACGGTGGAACGTCATCACTTACAATACGATTAATGAGGTTGGATACGAATGGGGCGTTGACTATCAATGGCTCGGCTGGATCCACGATGAAATACAACTTGCTGTTCAACCACACCTAATCAATGACTTCAAATTCCAACTTGAATGGGCAATCGTCCAGGCCGGAGAGTACTACAACCTCAAAGTCCCGCTTGCCTCTGAAGCAAAAAATGGCCTCTCGTGGGCAGACTGCCACTGACCTTCAATTGCGTGTTGACGCAGACTTCTATGCTTACCGCGCTTGTCAATCGGCTGAAACTGAACTTGATTGGGGGGATGACCTCATCACCATTGCTAGTAACTTCCGAGTTGTCCTCGACATCTTTGAAGGTGAACTCAATAACCTCCGAAAAAGGTTTGACACCAACAACGTCACCCTCTACTTCTCAGACTCAAAGAACTTCCGTAAGGTTGTATGTCCCGACTACAAGGGAAAACGCACTAAAAGGAAACCTGTGGGGTACAAGCGGCTCTTAGATTGGTGTGGTGCTAATTACAAGGTAGTACGGTATCCGAACATCGAAGCAGACGATGCCCTTGGCCTTGAGTGCCACCTTGATCCACGAGAGTTCATTCTTGTTAGCCCAGACAAGGACATGAAACAGATCGCTTGCCGGTTGTTTAATGGGGAAGATGAGATCACTGTCACCCCAGAAGAGGCAGACTACTGGTTCTGGACACAGTGTCTAACTGGTGATCCAGTTGATGGATACAAAGGTGTGCCGGGTATTGGCGGTGTGGGTGCCAAGAAGATTCTGGATAAGGCAGAGAGTCCTTGGGAAGCTATCCTTGAATCTTATATCAAGGCTGGACAGACTGAGGATGATGCCATCCGCAATGCTCGCTTGGCACGGATCCTTCGGCCTGGAGAGTACAACTCAACAACGAAGGAACCTATCCTATGGACTCCACCTTTATTGGCTTAGATCTTGGCTTGCTGTTGGCAATCATTTACATACTTGAACCCAACTTACCATACTATCTAAAGCTAAGGATAAGTGAACAATTTATTAACCTTAACCTACGAATCTATCAAGGAGTTTTTAGAGTCCGATTTTGGTATGACAAACAATCTCTACGACCGGGACCAGTGGGACGATTTTTACGAGACCTACAACTCAGACAAATCCAGCGAAGATACAGTGACTTATTCAAAGACCAACCCTAAGCACTACCAACATGGATCAATCCAGGTTTGGGATTTTATTGTGGATCAGCAGCTCGATTTTCTGGCTGGTAATGTCATTAAGTATCTCTGCCGTGCTGGCCGAAAGGATAAGGAGTCTACGCTTGACGACCTCCTCAAGGCTCAAGTATACCTCAACAAAAAAATTGAATCACTAACCGATGGAAACCCCTGAACATCTAATTGAACAGGCGTTTGTCTTCCGACTTGCCGCTGAACAATCCATTGATCCAAATGATGAGCATACCCAAGAGATGCAACTCACCCTCATTCGGGAAGAGTTTAATGAACTTCTTGAGGCACACATCAACGAGGACACCTATGAGGATCAGATCCACACATTAAAGGAACTCGCTGATCTTGTTTTTGTTTGCTACCAATATGCCGTTGCTCGTAACTGGAACCTGGACATCGCCCTCAAGCGTGTGTTTGAATCCAACATGAGCAAGTTCGTGGACGGGAAGCCCCTCCGCCGCGAAGATGGTAAGATACTCAAGGGGCCCAACTACCAACCACCATCTCTTGACGACCTAGTATGACCGCCTTTGCCGACCTCGGGGACACCCCCAACACCATCGCCCGAACTGGTCGGGTTCAAAATTGGATTGATGATCCAGAGTCTCGCCTTCCCGTGAGCTGTACGGTTTTTGTTGTTGAAGATCAAATGGAGGGACCCAATGGAATTGAAGCCTCGTGGCGATTTGTTTCCCATGCTCTCCGCAACGGAGCTGGAGTCGCTGTACACCTTTCTAAACTCCGCGAGCGAGGAAGCGAAAATGGTAGAGGACTTGTGGCGTCAGGCCCTGTGTCGTTCGCCAGAATCTACTCAACCCTCAACGAAATCCTGAGGCGCGGTGGTGTATACAAAAATGGTGCTGTTGTGTGCCACCTTGACTACACCCACCCTGATGCTATGGAGTTCATCAAGGCTTCCCGCACAGAACTATCGTGGGTAAAGCGATGCCTCAATGTAGACCCTGGGTTCCTTACATCTGCTCCACCCGAGTTGATTGATGCTACCCTTGAAGGAATTAAGAAGGGTGATATATGGCTAAATAAGATCCGCTACGATGCGGAAGGTAATAGAATCTATGGAAATGTCTGCCTTGAAGTTTATCTTCCTAGCCGTGGTACTTGTCTACTTCAGCACGTCAATTTGGGTGCTTGTAGGTTCGAGGATCTAACTCCTGCCTTTGTGGAAGGGATGACTTCTCTTGTTGCTCTTCATGCCAAAACTGGCGTAGGAGAAACAGGAGAGTATCTTTCTCCTGAGGTGGACAAGCAGGTTGGTTTGGGTGTGCTTGGGCTGGCTAATTTCCTTTGTCAGAATAAAGTAACCTACAAAGAATTTGGAGAAGCTCTTGATGCTTACCACACACACCAACCAACACACACACCAGCATACGTTCTTGTTTCGGAGCTGGCCAAGTCAATCGAAATCGCGGCGCAGATCGCCCGTCAAGCAGGTATGCAGAGGGCCTTTGCTATTGCTCCTACCGCTTCTTGTAGTTACAACAACATTGATCTTCGGGGCTACACTACCACTCCTGAGTTGGCTCCTCCTATCAGCCGCCACGTTGACCGCGATTCTGGGACGTTTGGAGTACAATCATATGCGTACCCACCTGATTGCGAAATCGCGTCGGAAGTAGGGTGGCATGATTACCGAAAGGTTACTGATGGAATCGTAACGTTGTTCCGCTCAACGATGCTATTTCATGGGTACTCCTTTAATAGCTGGTCCGATGTTGTGACCTATGACCGAGAGTTCCTTAGGGATTGGATGGCATCATCCCAGACTTCCCTTTATTATGCTCTTCAGGTCATGCCAGACACGCAAGCAAAGGATGATGCTCTTGCTGCCCTCGATGACGACTTCAAGGATCTCTTCTCGTTTGAAGAGGAAGACTGTGGTTGTCCTGTTTCCGAACCAACCAACGATAACATTTGTATTCCCTGCGGAGAATAATGAACGCAACTCTTTCCCCCTACGATCAAGTAATTTCAAGAAAAAGAAAGTGGACTCCAGTTGCTGTTCAAAAGGGGAAACTCGTTGATGGGGCTGAGGATGCGATTTATCGTGCCCTTGGTCTCCGTCATCTTGAATTGCCGGTGCGAGAGTTTCTACAACAGGGACTCGAAAAAGAACTACCTAATACTCCTGGTGTTAGAGAAGCTCTACTGTCTAATCAATTGGATGAAGAGAGGCATGATCAAGCCCTTAACTATGTAGTGGCTGCTCATGGTTCAAATGAAAAGTTTGAATCCGAGGCTAAGCACATTCTTAAGGCATGGCTGGATGCCCCTGAACATCCACTCCTAAAAGCCGCTATCCTTGAACGCAGTGTCTTCTTCGTCATCCTCCCATTCTTCCGATTCAATGGTGACATCGGAATCCGAACCACAGCAGCCGACATTAGCCGAGATGAACAAACGCATGTCGCCATCCACTCGATGGTCTGCTCCGAGTTGGGCCTCAAGTCCACATCAAGCCTCAATCGACTTCGTAGAGCGACTGTGGGATGGGTAGTTGATGGGCTTGGTAAATCTGAAAGCAGGTATCTTGATAAAGATTTTTGGTTGGCTCAATCTGATTCCCTCTACGAAAAAGGAAAAGCCCCAGGACTGAAGGATACCCAGCGGGCTCGAATGCCTGCCTTCTTTGAAGCCTCTAACAACGACCTTCCACAATATGGCTGACGCCTATTTTGACACCGAAACCATTCCCCTCACCAGTGTTATTGGTGGGAGGATTGATCTAAATACCCTCATCGAGGAACTTGATCAGATGTATCCAGACCAGTATCCAGACCACGAGATGACTCCGTGGGAAGCTGGACGTATGGCTGGAGTGATTGAAGTTATTCGCTTTCTTAAATCCAAACGTAAGCTTTAAACATCATGTGCCTTTCTCCTAAAATTCCGCCCCCGCCGGAACCGCCGCCCCCGCCTCCTGCTACCGTTACTAGCAATCAACCTACAACGGTAAAGACCATTAAATCCCGCCGTGCTGCTCTTCAACAGGCAACTAAAGGTCCGGGTGGTCTTACGATTCCTCTTAGCACAGGCGGCGGAGCTGGTGGCAGTATGCCTTCTGGCTCTATGACTAACCTTAATATTGGTAAATAACAAATGGAAAATCAATCTGCCGCAAGTCGTTACGCAAAGCTGGCAAGCGACAGAACGATCTTTCTCGATACTGCTAGGGATTGTGCAGCTCTTTCTGTTCCTTATCTTTTGACTCCTACTGGAGTTG